CTTCTTGTGGCTCAACTACTAAATATAAGCCCTTATGATTTGCCAGTAAATCTGCTGTCTTGCAATTATTGTATCTTGCTTTAGTGGGTATAAATATATTTAGCATAGCTGTAATTGTTTACTATATTTATGGATGCATAATTGGTTTGCTTTACTTATGCTTAATAAAAAACCATAATCTGTTCCGCCTGTTTGTGTTGTGAACCCCTTTTTAAGTTCAGGGTTGTTTTTATTATAATAATCTTTAAGTTGTTTTGTTGAAAACAGCCAAAAATTGTTTTGGTCACCAATTACATAAAACATCTGCTTTGTTTTAGTTTCCCTAAATATACCACTTGGGTATTGCTTATCTGGGTATTTTCTTAAAACTGATATAAATAGGTTATTGTATTTATTATATGATTGATCGTTTTTTATTTCAACCCCCTGCCTGTTTTCACCTCTTTCGTATTGCCCTTTTTTGCTTACAAAATGGCTTAAAGTTATATTAAGTTCGTCATTAAAATAATCGTAAATGTATTCTTCAAAATTATTTGCTTGTTTGTATTTATGTGTTTGCATTGTTATAGTGTTAAATATCCTGTCTTTTCTTGTTTTAATGTTTGTAATTGTTTTGTTGGACTTTCACATTTATACATATACTCTCTATAATATAGTACAAAACTTATGCGGAGCCAGTCTTCGGAACAATTTTTAAATTCAGTATTACCGTGCCACTTATGCACATCAACAAAAAGTATGTCTGTGTTTTGTAAATCAACAGCAACACGGTATTCGGGTAATACAAAATAGCCTTCATCATAATGACCTTCCCTGTAAACAATTAAATTGCCAAACCCATCCCTGTAATCGCCAGAGTCTTGGTGTACTGCTGTTCTAAAATTTTTATTTACAGTAACAGTTGTAAAACAAGTATCTTGTATTATGTAATTTTTGTTTGTCCCTTGCGCTATTGCTGATTGCCTTGCGTAATGTTCAGGACATAATTCTTTGTATTTATCGTCTATATATTTTACAAAAGGTATTCCTTTTTTAAATTTATCAAAATGTTTTTTAGCAAAAGCTGTTTTCCTGCAATAGTGTGTCATTGCGCTTTTATCCATATAGCCTACATTGCCAGAAGTTACCTTATTACCAACTGTTATATTACTTACACTTCCGTCTTTACGTATTCTTTTATGTATGCTGCCACTTGCTGCACCCCTGCTTTCGGTTACTTGTATGCTGTCTTTAAAAGAATTATAACCTGTTTTAAGTAAATCCATAGGTATTGCATTCTTTCTAAACCTAAATAGTAATTCGCCTGTTGCTAAATCATAGCCATCTGCATCGTGGTCTATTAATAAATCATAATGAGTTTGGTCTAAATACTTTGATTTTAATTTAGCCGCCTGTTTGTCTGTTAGTTTCTTTTTTAACTTATATGTCTTTGCCATAATTTTCTTTTAAAGTGTGTAATAAAAAATCACTTAAATTACCCTTTTGTTGGTATTCTTCTTTATATAGTATTTGTATGCCTTTTTTACATAGCCTTTTAAACAACTTTAATTCTTCTTCACTAAAATATAAAATAGTAGTTGTTATTTCTGTGTTGTCTGTTGGACTGTTATCAACACCCCAGTCGTCTTCAAATAATTTAATCATAATGTCCCCCTTAATGTGTAGCTGTTTAAATCTGCATTTTCTATAAAAAACATTTTATACCTTTCTATTGATTCTAATGTTTTGCGTTCGCCGTCAAAATAAAATTGCTCACTTACGTCATATATAGCAATATCTAAAGTGCCTTTGTCTAAAACTATAAACTTAAACTCTGTGTAAGGCACGTTAAATAATTGGCAGTAAATATAAGCCTGTATATCGTACCCGTACTTTTTAGCTGAATAAGGGAATGCTCGTATGTCGGTTGTGCTTTTTAAATCTACAATACCGTGCTTACCTAATACATCAGCCTTACCTCTAAATGGCAAATCGTCAATAGTTCCAACAGCAGGTACTTCAAACTCACAATCTGTGATGAGTTGTAATGCTTGTTCGTTTTTTAAAAACGCATCAGCTAATCTTTCAGCATCTGACTTTTCTTTCATAGTAAAAACTTTACCGTGTTCCGCAAGTGCTTCTTTATACTTCTTTGTGTTCTTGCTTTGTACATCCACAAATATCTGTGAATTAAATACTTCAGGCTCTAATATGCTTGTATGGAATAACCACCCATCTCTTAATGCTTGGCTTTCTTCATTACCGTATTGTGTAACGTAATGGTACTTTTTAGGACTTGACTGTAATAATTTAATACTGCTGCTACTTAGTGCGTGTTTGCCTAAGTGTCCGTAATAAAAACTATCATCATCCATTTTAGCAAGTAACTCTTGCTCATCCCACTTTTCTCCGTTTAATAATTGTATCATAATTGTTTCTCTTGTAATTGTTCGTAAAATAATTTATACTGTTCAGCATCTTTTAATGCTTCATCTCTACTATCTCTTAGTTTGTCTATTCTTAGTTTAGCCTCTTGCAGTTGCATCTGTAACGAATTAACATACAAGTAAGACGTGCTTAAATAATTGCTTATTACTTCAAGCTGTTTGCTGTCGGGTTTTTGCTTTAATCCCTTTAGCACAACATCACTTGCTGCTCCAAAATCCCCCTGAAACTTTAATTCAAACAGTTGCATCTCTATATACTTTAGCGCATATTGCTAATCGTTGGTCGGTGTTCTTAAACTCCTTAACCATTGTTGGGTCTGTTATACATCTTTGTATAAACTCATTCCTTTTCTCGTTCTTCTTCGGTGTTGGTATCGGCATCTTTTAATTTATTTACTACTTGTTCTAATATCATATACAGCTTTACTACGTGCTGCTCTAATTCTGTTATACGTGCAGATTGACTTGCTCTCTTTTTATTCATATATGTTTGTTATTATACTTTGTTCCTCTCTTAGCAAATATACACTTTTTTTTCTTTTGTTAGTATTCCACATAGTAGTTTTTGGGCAATACAGCTCATCAGGGTCATCTAAATTTAAATCATTAAGCCAAAACATATAATTACCTTTTGGGTCATTTACGAAGTAAAACTTCTGTATATCGCTATCTAACTTCATAAGGTTTTTATACTTGCTAACCTCTAACATTTTAGTGTCGTAATACTTATCTCTAAACTTCATCTCAATAACACACTTTAAACCTTTAGGTGTTATACCCTGTGCATCAAAAGGGAGTGTAGTTTCGCCTGTATGTACTAACCTCCAACCGTCTAAATTAAGCGAAGCTACTAAGGCTTTTTCAAACTTAATTATTTTTTCTATCTTCATATACCTTGTTTATTTGTGCTATCCAATTCTTGATGCGCTTTGGGCTGCACGTACAAGGCTCGTGGTATGGGTGTGCAAATACATCAGCGTGTACTTGGCAAATCATTTTATACTCATCTGGTTGTAATCTATCGCTTTTAATATTTAAAAACGCTTCCCATTGTGTTATTTGGTGTTCGTCTAAATATCCTTTAGGCATTGCGGTCTATTGTTATTTCGTTCCACTTCTTTCTACGTTCATCACAACCACAGTCAGGATACATCTTTTTGTATATGTATCTTATCCCTGTGTACTTTGTAATGTAATATACTAAATCCCCTAATCTCATAACTTATCTTTTATCTTACGTTTAACTTTCTGATAGGTGTTGTATAAACTCCTGTATTCTATTGTGGTGTTTCTTGCTAAAGCAGATATGTTACCAGTATCTTGTACAAGTTCAAACACCTTTTTGTCGTACCAATGCATCTCGTTGAGTGCTTTGTTTACTTTGTCAAAGGCTTCTTCAAATAATTTCTCATCTTCCAACTCTACCTTTGTTTTACCTTCTATGATGTAATTTATGTAATCGTCTGTTAGGTCTACGACTTGTGTACGCTGCTCCTTACGACATAAATCCAAAAACATACTACGCAGTACCTTGTAAACGTAAAAGTCGTTTATATCGTCTTTATATGAAATATCAATACCATTCCTAATAAGCACCAATAGTTTTAAATACATCTCCTGTACCAAGTCTTCTGACGTGTCAGGGTTGCACCCCCAACTTCGGCAGTAGCTTATCCATTTATTGTGTTTGCTTGTTAGTATGTCGGTTATCATATAAGTTGCTGTTGTTCTCGTTTAGGATACTCTATTGGGTTTTTACCCTCTATCTTAAAGCCTACATTATTTAATACGCTTTCAAGTCTTATAGGTTCTTCCAATGGTGTTGGTCTGCCACCTGTATCTACGTCTTTAATTTTCTTTACGTGTAAGTGTGAATACATCCAATCACTTGGAGAATAAATATACCTGTGTATCACTAAAAAGTTATCGCACCTATTTACAAACTTACCACCACCCTCAACGGATGCTGCACTTGGTGGGATAGGGTGTCCTTCATAGTAATGTCCTTTAGAGTGTTTCATTCTTAGGCTTTCAGTAGCAGCGTGTGTACATACCCAAGTAGATATGTTATTTTCTTTGCAGAATATGCGTATCTCGCTTGTTGCTTGGTAATCGTATTCGTGTCCGCTAATACCCTTTAAAACTTCCTTATCCTTATTTAATGAGTTGTAAGGGTCTAACAAAAACCCCTGATACTCCCAAGCCTTTTTTACGTGTTGTGCTAAATCTAATAGTGATTTGTAAGTGTATAATTTAGAAGCATCAACAAACTTAAAATGCTCATCAATCCATTTAACTCTTTCCTTGTAGTGTGTTTCTTCTATTTTGTTTATTGGTTTGCCTTCTAAAAACTCTACTATCTTGCGTATAATAGAATATGGCTCATTCTCACTACTGAAAACAAGCCACTTTATCTTATGTTTTAATGCATATAAGGTCATCAAGTAAAGCACCAACGATGTTTTGCCTACGTTAGCGTGTCCTAAAATTATATTAAAATCGCCATACTTAAACCTAAAATGCTCATCAAGTCTTGGAATACCAAGCCTTAACCCTGTTTTCAAAGTTCCTGCTCGGTATTCGTCTAACTTTTTTATATGTTGATTAATCTCTATTAACATCAGAAAGGTAAATCTTCTTCTCTGTCGGGAGAATGTTGTGCAGTAGTTACCTCTTTTGATTTTTGTATTTCATAGCTGTTAAGCATAGAATATAATCCCTTCTCGCTTTTAGCTATTGTAATAGGAATAGAGCCTCTGCTGTTTACGTTTGCTCTATTCTCGTTTATCCAAGCAATCATTTCATCTGCGTTAATCTTAATATCACACACAATCCAATCTTGCTTATTTTCAAATACTCGTATTCCGTTTACCCAAGTCTTAGTCATTGTTAATCCAATTTAAAAATGTTTGTGCTGTTTTTACTACGTCATCTGCTGTTGATGAAGTTCCTGCGTGGAACTCCGAAGCAGCTTTAATTACTGTTTGTCTAATAATGATTTGGTCTTTATTAGTGTAATTAGCTTTTGGCTGATAAGGTTCGCCATTACCTCTTGGAAAGTCTTTGTTTACAATCTTAGCCTTGTTTTTGTTTTGGTCTAAGTCGTATGTTACTTCCGTTCCCACCTCGTACTTAAACTCTCCGAGTGCGTACATATGTGGGTTGTGTCCGTTGGCAAATGTTACGTTGTATTTATTCATCGTCTTGCCATCTCCTGTTTTAAAGCTATCTGTTTTGTTTACAGATACTATCTTACTTGTATAATTCATCTTCTTGTATTTGATTGGTTAGCACCTCTAATTTAGCTTCAAGTTCTTCTACTCTTTTTCGAAGTACTTCGGTTTCTGCTTCTCGTAACCGTAATAAATCCTCTATATATGTCATATGGCAAATATACAAATTATTTTTAATAAAAAAAGGGTCAGTTATAAACCAACCCCTTTTCATACAAACATATAGAGAAACTAACCTACAAGACATAGGTTATATTGTTGAATACTTATGTATTAATTCGTTTAAGTCATCGTTGGATAACTTTACTGTGTTACGTGCTTTTTGTTGTAATTGTTCAGCAGTACCCTTGCCATACTTTATATCTAAGTTTAAGCCAAATATGTACTGCTCCCCTTGCCCAAATAAATTGCATTTAGGACATTGTACCTGTACGTTTACGTCATCCCAACGTGTAGCATAGTGTTTTCTACTCATAAAGTGTCCTGCGTGTAATCTACTTACGTCATCTATTTTGCCACAAGTAAAACATTCAGCTTTGCCATTCTTAGAATATCTATTCCTTATGTATAGGCTGAATACTTTGTCTAATTTTTTTACTATCTTACTTCGTGTCATTTGTCAATAGCTTGTAAAAGCGACTTACCAATAGGCTCACTAATAGACTGTATTGCTCTATATATTTTTCTTGACATACGCTTTACTTCTTGCTTCTCACTTTTTGTGCTGTCAATACCTAAGTTTGTATATAGGTTGCAATCTAATTCTAAAAGTTTGTCTATTTTCTCTTTGTCTGTTATTTGTTCTGCTAATATATTCTCTATCATATGTCAAAGATAACCATACTACTAAACATCTAAAAAAATACTTTTAAACACATATATATTAATTACTATATACTTGTTTTTATTTATTTGTTATATGTTATATATTAGTTAATACTATATATAGTTAAATGATATATAGTAGTTATATTATATATTATATATATTATATATATCTATATATAGCTATATATTACTTACGAATTTTATTAAACTTTTCAAAACCTCTGCTACCAAAATACGCTACATAAACAGTAACAAGCAAAGTTTTAAGAAGTTCAACCCAAGCTGCATCTATATCAAAGCTGATATTCATACTATCCAAAACTATATAAAGTGTAGTAGCAACCGTAAGATAAATAAGTGTTAATGGTCTTGTGTTTTTACTTAGCCAACTATCAGAAGCCATATCCGCATCCCAACGCTTAGATACTTCTTCTATTTCTAAAATATCCATTTTAAGCAGTTCTAACGCCTTTTCTTTTTCAAATGGGCTTAGGGTATTATCCTTGTCTATTAAGTTCTTTAAAACGCCTAATAAGCCCTTATCGGGCAATGTATCGCTTAAATTCTTAAATAAACCTTTCTCGCCAACAAGAAACTTACCTACTTTAGTATCCTTGAATTTCTT